ACCCCGCCAAACGCCACGGATTCCGGGCCTGAGAACAAAACACGAACATTTTCTTGACCGCTTACTCCGGTCGTGGCATAGTCAACTACAGTGGGAGAATGGCGCCGGCGGCGATAGAGCCGCCGCGCGCCGCTCCGGCTTTCCAGATATCTTGCCTTCCGACGCGCCCGTGGCCCGACCGGGCGCATGGCGCGCATGTCTTCCGGAGCCCGCATGGCCGCACTTGATCTCTTCCTGCCGCTCGCCAAGGTCGACCTCGACCAGCGCCTCGTCACCGGCGTCGCGACGGCCGAGACGCCCGACCGCGCGGGCGAGATTTTCGACTACTCGTCGAGCAAGCCCTATTTCGAGCAATGGTCGGCGGACGCGCTCGCCGCGAGCGGCGGTAAATCGTTCGGCGCCGTCCGCGCCATGCATGCGCCGATCGCCGCCGGCAAGCTGACCGACATCGCGTTCGACGACGACGCCAAGCGGATCACGGTGGCGGCGAAAATCGTCGATGACGACGAATGGCGAAAGGTCCAGGAGGGCGTCTACACCGGCTTCAGCCAGGGCGGGCGCTACGTGAAGCGCTGGCCCGACCCCGACACCGGCCTTGTCCGCTACACCGCCGAGCCGCACGAAATCTCGCTCGTCGATCTGCCCTGCGTGCCGGACGCGACATTCGACGTCGTCAAGGACGGCGTGGCCGAGAAGCGCGCGTTCGCCCCGCGCCCCGCCGACGATCCGGCCGACTCGGAGGACTCGGACGACACGGACCTCGACGCCGAGAACGAGAAGCATGAGTTTTCCACCACAGAGCGCGAGAAGGACGCCGAAGCGGGCGTCGCCATGCCCGACGGCTCCTATCCGATCAGAAATGCGCAGGACGTCGAGAACGCGGTGCGGGACTTCCACCGCAGCGGTGAGAAGCCCGACGTGAAGGCGCATATCATTGCCCGCGCGAAGGCGATCGGCGCCGAGAGCGCGCTGCCTGACGACTGGAAGGAAAAGGCCGATAAGGCGGCTGCTCCCTCCGTTGCCCCGATCGCCCTGACCGCCGCGCCCGAAGCGCTCGCCAAGGCCGCCGCCGCCCTGACCCACGCAGCGCTCAAGCTCGAGCGTGCGGCGGACGAGAACGCCGGCCTGCGAAAGGCGCTCGACGATTTCTCGCCCGCGCTCGCCGATCTCGAAAAGCGCATCGCGGCGCTCGAAGCCCACCCGCTGCCGGCCAAGGCGGCGCTGCGCGCGGTCGCCAAGACTGCGGACGGCGCCGACGACGCCCTGGTCAGCGCCGATGACGCCGTCAGGCGCCTGGCCTCGCTGCCCGCTCAGGAGCGCGCGCTCGCGCTGACCAAGCTCAGTCTCGCCCATCCGATGCCGCGGCGCGTTTGAACGCCGCCGCCGGCCTCGACGTTTCAATCGCCGGTCCTTGAAGTTCCGAAAGTCCGCCACCCCCCAAAGGGTTCGTGGCGGACCCGAGGATCGCTGACGCCGCGGCGTCCGGCGAGGCGGCGGCCGAAGCTCGTCGGACCATCGCCTCGCTCACGGCGGCGATCGGTCGACCGCACGCAGCTTCGGCCGCCGCGCATTTTGCGACCTTTGCACCAACGCGCGCGCTCGCACATGGCGCCCTTGGGAGATCGAGAATGGCGCTGAACTACCTCGCTCCCGCCCCTTACGCCGCCTTCGTCACCCGCAACGGCGCCTTCCAGGCCGACGCCAATGCGCTCATCTCCAATGTCGGGGCCGGCCCGCAGGCGCTCGACCTCGTCGAAAGCGGTTGCGTCCCGCTCGCCTTCAATCCGTTCGCGAATTTCCGCAACCTCATCGACGGCGGCGACTTCTCGATCAATCCGTTCCAGCGCAATATTCCCGGTCTCGCCGCGGGCGGCGTCATCGCGACGCCGATCGGCGCGGCGCCTGGCTATTTCGCCGACCGGTTCTTCGCCGCCGGCGCGGCGTCGTCGGCGATCCTCATGGCGGCCGTGGCCGACACCAGCGTTGCCGGCTTCAACCAGAGTCTCAAAGTCTCGCGGCAAACAGGCAACACGAGCTCGGCGACGATCAACTTCGGGCAAGTCATCGAAACGTTCGATTCGCTGCGCTGCCAGGGACAGACGGTCACGCTTTCGTTCTGGGCCAAGGCTGGGGCCAGTTATTCCGGCAGGGCGCTGACTGCGCAAGTGATCACCGGCTCCGGCGTCAATCAGAGCGCAGCGAGCCTGCTCGCAGGAACCTGGACCACGCCCTCGTCGGTGGTCAGTATCGCGCAGGCGCTGACGCCGAACATGACGCGCTATCAGCTGACCGGCGTCGTCCCGGCCGCGGCGACGCAGCTCGCCGCGCTCATGTCGTTCACGCCGGGCGGAACGGCGGGCGCTGACGACTCGATCTCGATCAACGGCGTGCAGCTCGAGATCGGCCCGCGCGCATCGCCCTTCGAGCGCCTCGATGCGCAGGTCGTGCTCGAGATCTGTCAGCGCTACGCCTGGGCGATCCCGGAACCGGCGGCAGGGGTGGTGATCGGCGCGGGCGCCAACATCGGCGCCGCCGCGCAGCTCATCTACGTCGCCACGCCCGTGCAGCTTTTGAAGGCGCCGACCGTCATCGTGGCGGCCGGGTCGTTCAAGACCATGCAAGCCGGCGCCGCCGCCTCGACGACGATCGCGCCGGGCGCGACGCATACGCCGAACGCTATTTCCATCAACGGCAATTCGGCCGGAACCACCGGCCAGGCGACGCTGCTCCAGGGCGGCGGCGGCTCGGGATGGATCATCGCCAGCGCCGATTTCTGACCCGCGACAGCATCGAGCACGTCGCCAATCGCTTCTAACCCGTACCCGCTCCAAAGGAACTGATCTCATGAATATTGCCCAGACGACGCAAGAAACCCTCGGCCTGATGAAAGAGTCGCTCGCCAAGAACGTCACGGTGTCGACCGGCCTCACGGCTTATGACCTTCAGGCGCCGGCGAAGAATCTCTATCCGACGATCACGCCGCTTCGGAATTCGCTGCCGCGCGTGGCGCGGCTCAACCCGGGCGACGCGGCGCGCTGGCGCACTATCAGCTCGGTCACCGGCTCGGGCTTTGACGCGATGGGGTGGGTGCCGGAAGGCCAGCGCTCGGCGAGCATGAGCTATCAGGCCGTTCTCAACACGGCCCCCTACCTCACGCTCGGCGAAGAAGACACAGTGACGTTCGAAGCCGAAGCCGCGGCGCAGGGCTTCGAAGACATCAACGCCACCGCGACCTTGCGCATTCTGCAGAAGACGATGCGCAAGGAGGAGCATGCGCTGATGGGCGGCAACACATCGCTTGCCCTCGGCACGCCCGGCGCGCCGACCCTCACCGCTTCGGGCACAGGCGCGACGCTGCCGTCTGCGACCTACTCGGTCATCGTCGTGGGCCTGACCTTTGAAGGCTACAGCAATTCGAGCCTCGCCGGCGGCATCTCCACCACCAAGACCATCACCGGCAACGACGGCAACACCTACACGCTGAACGGCGGCTCCTCGATGCGGAGCGCCAACGTCACCCAGGCGGTGACGCTCGGCCAGACCCTGTTCACAACCGCCCCGCTGATCAACGGCGCGGTCGCCTACGCCTGGTTCGTGGGGCCGGCCGGCTCGGAGACGCTGCAGGCGATCACCACCATCAACAGCGCCGCCTTCAGCGCGCCGCTCGCTTCCGGCCAACAGTCGGCGACCGTCATCGCCGCCGACAATTCCCGCAACCCGACGCTCGCCTTCGACGGCTTGCTGACGGTCGGCTTCAATCCGGTCAACAGCGCTTACGTCCAAGCGCTCGCTTCGGGAACCGCGGGAACCGGCACGTTCATGACCTCATCCGGCCGCGGGTCGGTGGTCGAGATCGATAACATGCTGGTGCAGATGTGGAACACCTATCGGCTGTCGCCGACGGTGATCTATGTCAACGCCCAGGAGCAGAAGAATATCACCAACAAGTGCCTGACCAACGCCTCCGGGCCGCTGATCCGCTACAATGTCGCCGCCGACAGCGACAACGGGGGCCCCTATGGCGTCTCAGCGTCGGGTGTGGTGCGCTGGTACTATAATCCCTTCAGCGTCGACGCCGGGTGCGACATCCCGGTCAAGGTGCACCCCGATCTGCCCCCGGGAACGATCCTCGCCTATTGCGAGCGTCTGCCGGTTTGGTACCAGTCGAACCAGACGCCCAATGTCGCCGAGGTGATGACGCGCCGCGACTATTATCGGGTCGATTGGCCGCTGCGCACCCGCCGCCGCGAGTTCGGGGTCTACACCGAAGAGGTCCTGGCGGTTTACGCCCCATTCGGCGTCGGCATCCTCACCAATATCGGCAACGGCTGAGGCACTGCTGCACCTTAAGCGTCGGCGCAGCCTGGGCTGGCCGGCGCGGTGATATCGCCCTTGGGCCCGTCTTTGCGAGCGCTTGATGTCGCCTTTCGATTTGACCAATCTTGCGGCCTTGAAGGCCTGGCTCGGACTGCCATCCGTCGCCGGCCCGAACGATTCGACGCTCACCGCGCTCATCACGGCGGCGAGCCGCTCGATCTACGCGTCGCTGAGCCGCCCCAGCCTGCTGCCGCAGTCGTACGCCGAGACGATCGATCTCGAGACCCGGCGTGTCACTCTTAGGCAATGGCCGGTGGTGGGGGTCACGTCGGTGACGTGGCGCGGAATCGCCATCCCGCCCGACCAGAACGCTGACCTCGAGGCCTCGGTAGGCTACGCCCTCGAGCCGGGCGATGGCGTTCCGCCGGGCCGTCCGCAGGCGCTCGACTTGTTCGGCCATCAATACCGGCCCGGGCGCCAAAGCCTGGTCGTGTCCTACAGCGCCGGATATGCGGTGCAAAACGAGGCGCAGACGGTTCCCGCCGCCCCTCCGCTGCAGCTCATGGCGTTTTCGCCTTATGGAGCCTGGGGATCGGATCTCGGCGTGACTTATGCTGCGACCGGCGCGCCGCTGACGCCGGTCGCAGCCTCGCCGGGCGCCGGGCAATATACGGTGAGCGCCGGCGCCTATGGCTTCTCCGCCGCGGATGCCGGGCAACCGGTTTCGATCTCCTACGGCTATGTGCCCCAGGACATCGCCCAGGCGGCGCTCGAATTGGCAGCGGAGCGCTTTCGCGCCGCCGAGCGCATCGGGCTCAGGTCGAAGTCGATGGGCGGCCAGGAGACGATCGCCTATGACATGAGCGCCATGTCGGCGCCTATCCAGGGCATGCTGCAGCCCTATAAGCGGGTTTCGCTCTGATGTTCGCGCTCACCCTCGACGGCCTCGAGGACGCCAGCGCGCGGCTCGAGGCTTATCCGGCCGCATTGGCGGCCGCGCTCGACGCCAAGGCGGCCGAGCTCGCGGCGGCGCTCGTCGACCTGGTCCAGAATGACAAGCTCTCCGGCGCGGTGTTGAACCTGCGCTCCGGCGCTCTGCGCGACTCGATCGTGGCCAGCATCTCAGCCGATGCGGACGGCGTTGTTGCTTCGGTCGACTCCGTAGGCGACGTGAAATATGCGGCGATCCAGGAATACGGCGGCAAGACGAGCGCGCACGAGATCTTGCCGGTCAAAGCTCAGGCGCTCGCCTTCGTCGCCGGCGGCGCCCAGCGCTTCGCCCGCAGGGTCGAACATCCCGGCTCGCTGATCCCCGAACGGTCCTACCTGCGCTCGTCGCTCGATGATATGCGTGACGAC